CGCACCAGCAGGGCATCGCGGGTTTCGGCCCAAGCGTTGAGGGCGACTCGCGCCGCCGTCGATCCGTCCCAGATCGAGCCGATGTGCCGCTTGTACCCGATCCGATCCAGGGCCTGGTTGACGACACTTTCAATTGTCATCTCACATATCCCGCACTTTGGCGATCCCGGCGAAACCCAGCGCCTCGTCCAACTTGACCTTGCTGGCCTCGATGCGGTTCTCGAGGGCGAAGGCCAGTGCCGACGCCAGCATCCGCACAAAGCTCTGGCGGAACATCGCGTCCCACAGTGATTCGGCGACCGCCCGCGTGTAGTGGATTTGGACCGCTTCGGCCCTGGTGCTGATCTGCCGGACCCCCAAGGTCGAGCTTATCGTCCACTCGATTGGGTGCGGGTCGAGGGGCTCGTAGTCCTTTGGGAAGAGCTGTCGGATGCGCAGCGCATCGGTGGGGTAGACATAGCCGTAGACCCAAGGCGGGGCCGGCGGAGGCGGTGGGACCGGGACCAATATCCCTGCGACCAGCGAGAAGTCGTAGTCGCCATCGGTCAACAGGAAGTCGCGGATCGGACCGTAGAGGAGGTTGATGTACGTCGCCTCCGCGCTGCCGTCGTCGAGCGAGGCGATCTTGCTCCGGGTGCCGATCTGGGCCAGAGCCTCGCGTGCCACTTCAAGCTGATTAGCCACGGGATGTCGGCACCAGCTCGCCGAACGGCGTGGCTATAGTCCACTCTTCGCCGTTCTCCAGGACCAGATCGCTCCAGCCGGGGTCTTCCCCGCAGGGCGAGGCCTCCATTATGAAGCGTATCGCAATCGCGATTGGCTCGGCATCCACCACCCCGGTCACGACCCGGTGTGTCAGGATGAACTCGTCGGTCGAAAGCGGCATCACGGCTCCTATTGGTAGGTACAGATCATCGAGAGAAGGTTAGGAGAACCAAGCGCGGTGCCTGCCAGAATGTCGTTTGATCCGGTGGCAGAGGCTACCTGAGAAAACCTTGCCTGATTAGTGGTTGCTGGGATGTTGACGAGATGCTGTGTATGGCCGGCGGTCATCGCCGCGCTCAGCGCACCAATCGAACAACTTCCACCGAACGTCGCGATTGTCGGCATACTGACCGAGAACTGTGTCGCGGTTTGACTGCTCACGGTCTTGCCGCTGTCTAAGTAGTAGACTGTGGTGCGCCCGCCATTGTTCCACCATATCGCTTGCAGTGGTGTGCCCGCAATCGCCGCTCCGGTGTAGGTTGGCGTGTAGGTACAGGGTCCGACCGATCCGTTGGCCCGCAATTTGGGGCAATCGGCGTTACCGCCCTCGAACGTCACCGAGCCGGTAAGAGGTCCGCCATAGATTTCGATCGCGGTGGCTGCGCTGCCGATATACAAGGCATCCCCGGTTCCCTGACCCATATCTGTAAACACACTAAGGGACGATAGCTGTAGCACCCCCTTATTCACTCGGATGACATGCGTCCCTACCAGATTGTTCAAGGAGGCCATCTGCGTTCCCGGCCCGACCGTAAGGATCGAGTCGTCGTTTTTCAGGATCGCCAGACCCGGCGCGTTAAGGTATCCCTGGTAGTAGTTGGTCAGACCCGATACCCCGTCCAGCAGCATCGCAACCGGCAGCGGGTCCGCGTTCGCAGCGCTGGTATCGTTATCCATCCAGCAACCATCACAGTGCATCACGCTGCCGCCTGCATAATGGATGCCGACATCGTGCCCGAAGTTGGTCAGGTGTCTCGCCAGCGGCCCGCCGCCGCCACCGGCCGCGAAGTTGAACGCGGTCCCTGCCCGCCGCATCGAGCTAATACGGATCGTGCCGCCACTCGTGAAGGCTCCGCTAAAAGCGCCTTGCACCGAGATGTGCGTCGGGTCAACCACTGTCGCGGTAAACCGGCCCCACTGCGCTCCGGTGATCCCGCCGATCTTGGCGAGCACCACCGTATCGCCGGTGACGAACGGGACGGGCGGCGCGGCGAAGCCAAGCGTCAACACGTTGCCGCCGGTAATGACCGCCGAGGTAACGGTCGTGTTCTGTGCCTGCCCGCCACCTCCCATGCTGCCTGCATATGGACTGCTCGCGAACGGCCAGACATGATCGTCGTGGATCTCGCAGATGTCGTTGCAGGACAACACCGACAGGAAATTCGTGGCGTCGCCCCGGTTGCCGACAAAGTGGAACCGATCGCACGAGGTAACCACTGCGGTTTGGAAACCGATAAACATATTGTTGCGCAGCTCTACATCGACCTGCCCTGCGCCACCACCGGACCCAGTACAGACGAACGCGGTGCCGGAGAATGCGTTGATCGAGTTGATTGCGGCTCGGAGATCGGTGCCGCCGACAAACCCTTTCTTGACAACCAGGCACCCCCACATCCCGCTGCGCCCGCCCAGCACTGCGGTTGGCGTCACCGTCCGAATGGTATGCGAAGGATCGACCAGGAAATCTGCGTAGTTCTGATAGTTGTGGCTGGGCCAGTAGCCGCCGCCCGTCATACTGCAGGATAGCTGTACGTTGTACGGTATCTCCAGGTGAGTCGATGTGCCGACCACGCACCGCTTACCGACCGGAATGTGGTAGATACCACCGCCTGCGTTCGAGTAATCGTTAACCTCTGCTTGCATAGCAGCAGTAACATCCGTCAATCCGTCGCATGGAGCGGACGAGTTCATACCCGCTCCCGGCCCCGGCGGGCCTACTGCCCCCTCCGGGAAGGAATACTCGACCCCGTTTATCACAAACTTCAGTTGATGCAGCGGCGTCCTGGTGCCATCGAGAATGATCTGGCCCTTGGCTCCATTGATACACAGCCTGTAGTAGCCGAGCGGGTCGTCGGTCGGGCCGCTGTAGTCGCACCTGCCCCCGATCACGCTATCACCAGTCGTCACCGACTGCCCGAACGGTGCGCCATCGACCGTCGCTCCCTGGCGCGACCGATTGTTCCCCTTGAACATCATCGGGCTGTTCTGTAGGACGGTGCCCTCCTGCGTGATCGCGTTTTGGGCCGAGAGCGGCCAAGGGACGCAGAGCATTAGGGCAAGCGCGAGGAGCTTCTTCATCAAGGGGCCTGTCCAAAGATTTGGGCGGTCGCAGAGGCGGTAAGGGAGGCGCACCCCGTGGTCGAGAAAGCCGCGAGCACGCCCGTCGAGAAGGACATCGGCGAGTTCCACTGCTTATCGACGTAGCCGTTCGCGGCTATCGGGGCGCACCACATCAGGCACGGCCGCGCCGTTGCCGGCCCCGCACAGGACGTGAGCGCACCATTTGCCGGCAAGCTCGCCGCGTCGAGCACGAGCGCGTACCCGGCGCTGGCGCCCGCGACCACGGTAAGCGCGGCGAGGCTTTTGCTCGGGCTGCTGAACAGGAAGCTCGAAGCGGCGGCAGGACTGACCTGCTGGTCAATCTCCACCTGATTGAGCGGAGCAACGAAGGTCTGGGCATTCGCGAGCGATCCGCCCAGCACAAAAGCGAGTGCCAGCGGGATGTGGCGCATCACGATTTGTCCTCGACCAAGTGCGGCCCGCGCTGAGGGCGAGGTATGCCAGGGAAGCCGGGGATATATCGGTCGTCGTAATCGTCTCGTCCACCGACAACCTGTACCGGGAGCTGATCTACCGGGTTCATCGAGGCGTGGTTGCGGACCAACCGTTCCCGCTCCACATTCAACATCGCCTCCGCTTCCTCATCGAGCGGCAACATCTCGAGAGTAGCATGGATCACTGGATACATCGTTCCGTCTCCAACGATCATCCCACGCTCTTCCCCGAGATGCTCTGTTTCCTTGTCGCCGGGAAGAAGCACATCTGCCTTGAGATCGGTGTTCCGCAACTGATGTGCTGAAAGCAGCCTAAACTTTGCCATCGTATCCTCCTATGCGAGTCCGTCCCGCTAGGGACAGGAAACGAGACGGACTCTACCCTTAGGCTGGGGAGTTAGCCCTTGGGGTACTGTTCCTCGTTCGGCTTGGTGGGTCGCACCTCGTCCTTATCCACCTTGGGCGTTGCTGGACCTGGCGCCGGGGCCGTTTGTCCGCTGCGCGTCGGCGAGGCTGCGGAGGTGTGCGAGGGTTGGCGTGCTGCGCCCGGCGGAGAGGTCACGGGCGCCCTTGGAGGGATTGTCGGCGCCATCGTGGCTTCGCCTCTCTTCCCTTCCTTAAACTCCTTCTCCCACTCCCGTTCCGCCTTCTGTTGCGCCGACACAGGCTCGCTGCCTTCGTCGAGCTTCTTCTGTTCCTCGGCCTGCTTTTCGTGAGCTTCCCGCGCGGCGTCCGACTGCCCCCGCTCCCAAGACGGTCCCTGCCCATAGAGACGCTGATGCACTTCTCGCACCTTCTCGCGCGAGGCATCATCGAGCCCTTCCATCTGCGTGGTCGGCTCCATCTCCTTCCCGTCAATGTCTTTCCAGGGAACATCGGTGTCGTCACCGACCTCGGTGCCAGCCTCGAGCATTCCACCATCGGCCAGTACATGCGGCCCTAACAATCTGTACTTCATGGGGTTCCTCCTAGTTCGGTACTGTAATACCCGGCGGGTATCCCACATAGTCCGCGCGATCGAGGACCAATGCGCCGTGGATTTGGCCGGTGCTGTGTGTTCCGACGGTAACGTACTGCAAGCGGTAAAACCGCGGGAGTGGTACGCCGGGAGGCGGGCGCGGAACGTCGATAGGCAACAGGTAGCGGCCCACGATCAAATCGGCCTCCGCTATCGCACCGCTCTCCACGTAGGTTACATAGGTGCCAGGCGTCCCGCCTCCGGCGTCGGGTGCCCCCTGGTACTGCACCTGCAAGCTGGTGCCACCAGTGAACGCCGTCTTGACCGTGACCAGCAGCTTAAGCGCCGGGTCGTCGCCGATGCCCATATCCCTCGGGTTTACCAGATCAATCACGTTCGTGGACTGCTGGGTTCCAGTGGTCGGCGTGTCGAAATTCGCGGTTATCGAGCCGGCCGTGCCGGTGAATACCAATGCGCCATCTTCAATCATCTCATAGCTCCTTAAACAACGCGCGCTTCGGTCGAGAGTATGGCGTCCACCGTCCGGATTGGAATACCTCGGAACATGGTGACGACACGCCCCTGGAACTCTTGCAGCGACAACAGGACGTTGGTCTTATTCATCGCCTGGAGGTCCAAGTACGTCCGCACGACGCGGTTGCAGTAGATCGCGGTATTGCCCATCGACCCCTGTATCTGTGGCGAGTCTGACGTCTGGATGCCGGTGGCACTCGGCGAGGCCGTCGGGAGGCGATAGAGGCCCCGGACCATTCCATTGATCAGATTAGCCGCTGACGCACCGTTCAGAAGGGTGACGTCGATGTTGGCGAGGCGGACGTTGTAGCGCCAATCCCTGACGGCGAGGCCAATCTCCCACTTAAAGTGGTCCCTGTAGGCTTGGTAGGTGTTGCCATTGGTGTCCTGCACAGGCCACTCGCCCATATCCTGATGCTTGAGGCCAGTCATCTTGCCTTTCGGGAAGATACCGTGAGTGGTGTTGGCGCCCCAGGTAACGATCCACATGGAGGTATTCGTGCCTGCAGTGCCGCCCATGTCTACGACATTCGCCGCACTCTGTGCGTTCGCCGCCGTCACCGTGCTGTAGCGAGGGGCAAAGCCCGTAAAGCGTTCCGGGTTAACCGCCTGGTTCCCGTAGATGATCGTCGAAGCGATCTGCTGGTTCATCCCCTCGATGAAGGCGACGACCTCACTGCCCCGGAACTCTGAGGTGTTTCCGTTCAGGTCGGCTATGTCCTTATCGACCAGCGCGTACGCCTCCAAGTTCCCACAAGTGTCGATAATCGGCGCGGTGGTCGATTTCGAGTTGGGGACGCCGTAGTTGAGCAAGCGCCAGGTTGCGGTGGGCAGGCCGGTCCGCACTGTGGTCTTGTGGCCTGTGGGCAAGTTGCCCTCGAGAACTAGCATATCCAAGAGGATCTCGTTGGTCTGCGAGAGCAACTCGATGATAGTGCCGATACGGTATCCGTCCTCGACCCGCTTTGCCCAATCAGCGTAGGTTAGGACGGTTGTTCCAAGTACTGCCATGTTTCAGATCCTTATTGAAGTCGTGGTCCGCCAGTATGCGGCCCGCTTGGGCCGTAAATGGCTTCGCCAACACTGGCCGGCCGCTGCATCGACTGGGACGGTGTTCCACGCACCGGACCCCCCTCCGATAGAGCTTTTGCCCATCGTGCCAGGGTCCGTACTATCGCTGGATGATTTCCCGCGCCGGTAAACGCTAGTGCCTCGCGAAACTTCGGATCAGACAACTCAGGATCGCTTGCAACCTTGGAAAATGTCTGCAACACGCCTTGGAGGTTGTCGCCCCCGATTTCCTTGTCGCTCCGTATCTCCGCTTGCCAGTCCGCATTCTGCTTGTCCCAACTCGCTTGAAGCTTTTGGTTGGCAGCTTGGACTTGCTTCGCGGCCAGATCGACCAGGCTTTGTGCTACGGGGCCGGGCAAGCCGTGCTCCTTCGCAATGTTCGCGAAATCGCCGAAGAGGGCGTCGTCCCGCGACAACCCCTCCGGTATAGTGATCTTCTCGATGTCGAACGGTTCGACTGGTGGTGGTGGCTCGGTCCCAAGGACCGACGGAGCGGGCGCCTCAGCCTCCGGCGTCGGTGTCGAGGTCTCCGTCGTCGGTGTCGTCGGTGCCAAAGCCTCGGGTGCCGATTGCGCCTGGTCGCTCAACTTCCATCTCCTTTAACATCTTGAGGTACATATCGTGATTTGCCTGCATGGCTTCGGCTTGCAGCCGAAGACCCACGAACCGTGATCCCTCGCGAAAGGCGAGGCTCAGTGCGTTGGACACACCGAAGGTTGCCCAAACGTTGCACTCAGCCATGAGATTGTAGAGCCACCGACGCCCGGCAGGTTCGCCCAAAAAGCGCCCCAACGCCTGCATCTCCGCGACCCGCTCCGGAGTGAATTTGGTCTTAGCCATTTCCACCACCCAACATCAGTTGGAGTGCGTTCGCCCCACCACCCACATCCGTCTCCGAGAGCGTCTTCGCCCCTTGTGCCGCTGTCGAGGCCATCTCGGCAGCCTGAGCCGCTTGTTGCTGCGCTGCACGCCCCTCGCGAGCTGCCGCCGCATCCTCATCGCCCACCACAATCTTCGGCGAGACGCCAAGCGCCGCTGCGTACTCGTCGATTGTCTGATCCGGGTTCAACTTGTCGAGGATGTTCGGGATCACCGCCGCGAGGTTGCCGGCGAAGCCCCACAACTTCTCGATCCCGGCCGTCGCGATGCCCTTCTGCGCCATCGCAAGCATCGAGATATAATCGACCTGGATGTTGGTTGGGGTGCCGCGCAGCGAGGCGGGCGGTGGAGGCAGGAGCTGGCCGCGCCACATAATGCCCCACACCCGATCTATCCCATTCCCCAGCCCTTCGTGGGCCGACTCAATCCTCTCGAGCACCGGCCCCAACAACACGAGCTTCTCTTCGCGCCGCGCATCTATCTCGGTCGCCGTCCGCACCGTCTGGAGGTCGGTGATGCCTGTGAATAGGTCGTTGTGGAAGGTGATCTTGATCCGCTGTTGAACTTCGCGGATGTCCTGCATCATCTCGGCGATGGGAGGCATGATCGTGTAGATCGGGCGCGCGCCCTCCCGATCCCGGCCCAGGCCCGAAACGTAGGTCATCCCGCCGGGCAGCAGGCTCATCGGCTGGTTCTTGAGCTGGACATCGGCCAGCATAGGCGGGTTGACCATCTTGTCTATGGCCTGCGCCTTGCGCAAAGTTTCTTTCTGGAGTTGCTTGATGTCGCCAAGGGCGTCCATGCCGGGGCTGCGCCCATAGGGATCGTTGCTCTGAACGTCCCATCGCGGGGTCATGCAGGGCCAATCGTAAAAGCCCCGTGAGCGAAGGAGGGCGTTGTTGGGCGAGCCGATCTCCCAATAGACCTCACGGAACGGGAATTTCTTGGGAACGAGGGAGAAGTCACCAGTGTTGCGCTCGATTATGTGGCCGATCCGCTTCTCGTGCGACTTCATAGAGCCCTGTTCATAGCCGCGCCGCACCTCCGGCGACACCTTCTCTTCCCCAAACTCCTCTACCATTTGCCCGTAAGTGAGGACGAACTCGCGCGCTACGGTCCCTACCTCGAGGTTGTTGTTGAGGTCGAAGAAGAACTCGCCCAGGCAGGGGTTGAAGCAGTGGATGATGTTGTCATAGTTCTCGTAGATGATGATGCACGCTGAGCCAAACACTACCAGGTCGAAGTACATGATAGCCATCGACTGGTAGAAGTTTGACGCCTGGAACACCGTCAACATGCGGCGCTCGCAGTCACTCAACCATGATTGGACTTCGTAATCCTCCTCGTAGCCCTCGATCCGCAACTTGAACCACGGGCGGGTTGGAGAGGTAATCCCATTCATCATCCCACTGGCGAGGGTACGGGCCGCAAGTGTGCCGGTCGAGTCTATTATGTTTGTATTGATGTCCGCTCCACGCGACCTATCATTAGCGGATATGAGCCACTTGTACCGGCGCGGCAGAATGTAACTGGATAGGTCACGCCAGTGCAAATACCAAGTCATCCGCACAGTGCGGAGCGCCTCTATCCGCTCTTGTGCGTATTTACGGTACTTTTCGCTCATTGTCCCAACAAGACTTTATTCCGTACATCGCCACCACTTGCACCAAGAGGCCCAGTAAGGATCGTGTCGCTGAGCGTGCCGAAGCGGCCAATGTTGGTGTTAGGGCGCACGCTCGCCTGCGAGGCATAGGTGGGCGGGGCCGCAGGCGGTGGCGGCGGATCTGGCGGGCGGGCAGAGCCACCCCCTCCTCCAAACATCACTCTTCCTCCTCTGGCTCTTCGCGTTCGGCACGCTCCCAAAATTCTTGGTCGCGGCCCTGTGGGCGTCCGGCCTCTTCCCACAGCCAATAGGCGCGCTCCAGTATTCGCTTTTCGCGCTTGGACAGATCGCTCATCGCGCCGCCTCCATCAGCCGTTTCACGGTCTCGCACGGCTCCAGCACCACCAGTTGCTTACCGTCTGCGAGCCATACGATGCAGCGCGCTTCCTGCGTGACTAGCTTGTTCTGTGCGCTGGTCGGGGCCTTCGAGTGCATTGAAGTGATGTGCTCGGGGGCCACGAGAACCTCGCCCCCGTCGATGCGATGCAGGATCACCAGGGACATCGCCACAATCAGGGCGCTCATGGGCACACCGACATTGCGCCTGCGTTCAACCAGACTGTACCGGACGGCTTGCCAGAGCAGCTCGTCGGCAGGTTTTTGACGATCGCCGTGCCGTCGGCTTGCCAACGAAATCCTGTAACCCCAGCTTTGTTAAGAACCAGAGTGCCGTTATCGCCTCCGGTATCCTGCGCCGACAATGCCGCTACAGCGTTGGTGCTGTTCTGTAATGCCAACCCATCGAACTGGTGTGGCGAGGTAAAGTGAACCCCGCCATAAATAGCCGATGATGCTGTGCCGGTATGCTGCGGGGAGTTGGTGCCGGCAACGTAGTACTGGGTCGGCGTCGCCGTCCGGTGGACGCAATACTGTGACGCAGACGGCCCACCGGCCGCATAGCGACAGTTTACTCCAACCGCCACCATACCGCCCAGGCTGCCCTCCGCGCCGCCATCCAGCAAAACGGCATACGACTTCGCCTGGTCGATCTCGGCTCCTATAACCGAGCCGTTGGATACGAGGTGGATACCGGTAGTTACGTCGAGGACGGGGTTGTAGACGCCCTGCCCGCTCCCGTCGATGTCCAGCCCACCCCAGACATGGGTGCCCGGTCCATAAAAGTTGTCGCCGCCATTGTTGTATATGCCGATCTGGGCGTTTACGACGAGAAGCCCAGTAAAATCGTCGTTACCTCCCTCATCGCGCATTCCGTAGGTCGGCAACGAGGCCGACGACGTGTAGCATATGTTTCCGAGGCGGTTTTCATTGGCAATGACGTTGCCGGCACCCATCCGGCGCTCATTACCGTTGGCAAAATACGCGCCCGCACTCCCGGCGATCACGTTTCCAGGGGCCGCGCTCCTTATCAACATATTGTAGTAGGTCGTACCCTGTCCTGTAGCGTGATGCAGGACATACTTTGTCTTGCAATACCCGTCGAGCGTCAGTCCTTCGATGACATTGTTACCGAGATAGATATTCGATCCCAGAGGAATGAGGACGTTTGTGTACCACACCTCGTTGGGTGGCGAAGCGCAGGCAGGCAGCACTTGTATTCGTGTGCCCTTGGGAGCGCGCACGTGGAATGCCTTGCTCGGGGCGTAATTGATGTGCGCGGAACAGATCCCGTAAAAAGCCGATGTCGCCGGGAAGTTCATCTCGCCGAGACTGAGACTGTTCGCCGAACTCAGCGCCGTGTTGATCGCGTTGGCATCGTCGGTCGTGCCGTCGCCCTTGGCGCCCCACTGCTTGACGTTGGGCTTGAAAAACGAGAAATCGGCCTGCCAGCAACCTGTTATGCCGGTTGGCTGCACCCGCGCGCCGTCATCCGCGCTCGCGCAGTTGGCTGGCGACCAGAAATAAGTTGCCGCGCCTCCATCGCCCGGTGCGGTGAAGCCCAGGCGTGTCACCCCGGCAGGATGATCGGAACCGCCGACCCCCTTCAGCTCGGCGTTGCCAGCAACGTAACCAAGTACCGAGATCGCCTGTCGCCCGGCCGGGATCGGGCTATTGACTGCCGGCCAGCCCTGCGCCAGAGCGACACTGGGAAAGAGACAGAGCGCAGCCCAGATGGTCCGCATCAAAACCCTGATCCGATATTCACAAGCAGATCGGCCGGGGTTGCGCTGGTGCCGGCCTGCACCCGCAGCGTGGCGCTCGTGCCGGCGCCCTGCACGGCGTAGAGGATGGCTGTCCCGGCACCTGGACCGGCCGATGGGTTGGTCGCCAGCTTGCGCAGCAGGAAGACGGTGGAGGTCGTGGCGAGCCACTTCTCGCCGTCCCACTGCCACGCGACAGCACCCGATGCGTGGATCGTGCCGACCGATGGCGAAACGGGGAAGTCGATCACCTCGCCGCCTCCAGCGCCGCGATCCGCGCCGACAATTCCTTGACCGCGTTGACGAGGGCGTATACCAAGGCACTCGCGTCGATCGTCTTGATCTCGGTATCGGGCGGTTCTGTCTCTCCTATTTTAGGGCGCGGGTCGAGCACCACCATCATGCTGCCGACCAACTCGGGCATAACAGGCTCGGTGTCGGCTGCGTCGAGGCCGACATAAGAGCGCCCGTCATCCGGCAGTCCGCCCTTGCCGTTGTACCCATAAGTTATTGGCTGCAACGCCAACACTTCGGCAAGGCCCGATTTGTACTCGGTGATTTCGCGCTTAATCCTGATATCGCTTGGTGCGACCCATGACCCGCCGCCGGGCTTGGTCGCCGTGCTGTCGGCAATGGTCAGGTTGCCAGTCCCGTCGAGCGTCATTGTCGGGACGGCCGAGAGGTTCTGAAAGCTGTGGTTGGTGTTGATGTAGTAGTTGTAGTCAGCGCTCGTGCCACCCAACAGCACCGTTCCGCCGGCCGTGGGTGCTTTTATTGTGAGGTAGTCGCTGCCGACAGTGAACGTAATCTGGGTCGCGCTGCCGACCGTCAGGTTGCCGGTCAGCGTGCCGCCCGCGAGCGGCAGATAAGTCGAGGCGGCGGTGGCTGACGGCAGGTATTGTTGTGTCGCGCCGTTAATGCGGCCAAACAACCCGGCGGTCGTCGTCCACAGATCGCCGTTGACCGGCGTCGTCGGCGCTGCACCGTGCGGCATGTTGAGCGATGCGGCACCCGTCGCGCCGGCAGGCAGCACAATCGGCACCGCCATCGTCAACGCCGTGGCACTCAGCGTCAGCTTGTTGGCGCTGCTGACGGTCGCGCTGATTGACGACGCACCGCC